TATGGTTATTACCACCGATGATTACGTTATAGTTTCCACCACCTGATACATTACCATTTCCAGACATTATAATACCTCCGTATCCACCTCCTGTGATTGTATTATTCAATCCACCAAGAATACCACTTCTATCACCAGCAAAGGCGGTAGTAAATCTGTTATTTTGTCCTCCAATAACGAAGGCATTATAAGCACCAGAGTTAGAACCACCATCAACCCCAATAATAACACTATATTTTCTAGCATTATTATTACCTACCATACTAGCATTTTTTGAAGCTAAAATACCTGAATAGGCATTTAATCCTTCAATATAGCCTCCGTCCATTCCTAAACCGAATATATTTCGTGCTGTTCCTGAACCAACACCATTTACTTGTCCAAATGAAGCATTACTATTACCTACAACAAGTCCATTTCTAAGTCCACTACTACGAATAGCTTGTGTATAGTTTCCTTCAGCACTATTACCGAATATAATAGAATCAGTTGAACCTGAAATAAAGTTATCTATTTTACCTGTTGGATAGTTGTGATTAGTAGCACCAACAATAGAACTAATATTATCACTTTCTGTATAAGTAATAGTAGCATCAATATTACTTTCAGCACTATATGAACCTGTTAGTCCTAATGAACCAGTGATTTCTGCTGAACCAGTAAATGGGAAAGCACCACCACCACCAGCATCTTGGAATGTTAAGCTACCTGAACCATCTGTTGTAATGACTTGTCCTGATGTTCCATCTGCTGTTGGGTAAGTAATACCTGCTACATCTAATGATTCACTAATGTGAACAGGACGTTTAAACCAAGCACCTGAAGAGTTATTAAAGAAAGCATATTCACTATTGTAGTTAGGATTAGATGCCCCATAAAACCCAACACCAGCATTAGCACCTAATGATATTAACTCTCTTTGTCCACTTTGGTTAATACCTAAGTTTAGAATACTATTACCTCTACCACTATAAACAGCAAATCCATTTGAATGCCAGTTTAATAAACCTGATTCATTAGTAGCAACATCATAAAGTTCGATTGAACCTGTTGCTGTATCACCAGCATCTAATACATCTTGTAATGTTGAAGCACCAGCATTTTCAGCAAATGAAGCCGTTAAAGCATATGATGCTGAGGTTGCTGTATCTGCTGAAGTAGCACTATCAGCTTGAACAGCGTGAGAAGCACTAGTAGCACTTGCTACAGCACCATCTACATCACTTCCTAATACATAAGAAGCACTAGTAGCTGTTGTTGCTGTTGTTGCTGAATCTGCTTGAACAGCGTGTGAAGCACTTACTGAAGTATCACTTGAAACAGCGTGTGAAGCTGAAGTAGCTAATAATGCTGTTGTAGCAAATGAAGCTGAAGTAGCACTTGAAGCAAAATCACTTACTAATGCGTGTGAGGCAGATGTTGATGTTTCGGCATATGAAGCCGATACAACAAAACTAGCACTGACTTCCAATGAAGGAATCAAACTACCAGTTCCATCTGTTAGTTGTGAACCGCTAATCTGGACTAGTCCTTCATAGCTGTCTTTAATATTTAAGTTAGTTAAATCGCGTCCCATAGTTCTTGATGGTTATTTTACGTTTTTAGTTTTTGATAAATGTGGAGGAGGTAAGAAGTTATACCTTGAATCCGTAATAGGTAAACCTAATGCCATAGCATTTCTAAGGTTTGGGGCATAAGTGTTAAACTCGAATACAATAGGTGATTTATACTGAACACCAAAATCAGCAATCTCTTCATACAACTTAGTCCCTTGTGTTATTTCAGGATATTGTGCTTGGTTTTCAATCAAATATTCAGTTAACTTTTCAGCATACCATTCAGCTTTGTTTCTCTGTGATTGTCTTTTTCTGTTATACCAAGTTCCATCTACACTTAAACTATTTTCACCTCCTTGTGGAGTTAAAATCCCATTGTTTCTAGGACGAATATATACATCTTCTAAAGCGTAGTAGTAAGCATAATACAATAAAGCATTTTGGATGTAGTCGTCTACTAACGTTTTATACACACCTGCTAACGTTCCACCATCTATATCGCTGATGAGTTTGTTATACAATATAGTGCCTATAAGACGCTGTATCTCAATGTCTTGTGCCTCACGAACAGCATTACGCAACAACTCTGTATCAACATTGTTGTTTAAATCTGTAAACTGACGTAGTTTGGTTTCGCTTATAAAGAATGTTGTTGTCATAATGTAGCTTCGTCTATTTGTTCTTCGATATTATCCTCTAAAACTTCATCATCACCAGCATCTGCTTCCTTAGAAGTAATAACATCTACTTCCATTTCGCCTGTATCTAAGATTTGTTTTTGTTCAACACCAATAGTAATGCCTACGTTAGGGTATTTTAACTCTAATAACTCTTCAAATACTGCTAGAATGTCTTGTTGATATGGCTTAATAACCATATTCAAAAATAATGTGTAAGCATCTAACATTTCTTGGGCACCACCTAGTTGCCCTTCTGTTTTGATACCCAACAACATAGGTGAGGTTATCCTATGTGCTGTTAGAATCTTTTGAACTACCATATCATTGATAGTTGTATAGTAAGTATCACCACCATTATTAGCAATAGCTTCAATCTGTGGTTTATTCTCTGGTGAATCAACGTCCATATAGAACATTTGTCCTGCTTGAGAACTACCTTGGAACTGAAGTCTTAACTGATTTTCAATAGCACGTCTATCTTCTTCTGTGCCATTAGTAAACGTTGTAATCGCAATACTAGGTGTTAATCCATTTTGGATATTCGATACGTGCCAGTTATCAACCTCAGTATCGAGTTCAACAACTTTTAAAGCACCAACGTATTTTGGTAGTGGGTAATATTTTTGTAGTGGGTGATAAGGATGGAAGGCATATAGTTGTGAAGGTTCCTCCCTCATTTTACTAGTATCAAATGTTGGGATGTATAAAGCATCCTCAGCAGTTGTCATATTTTCACCTCTAGGTAGCCATTCGTGGGCTATATAATAACCTTCTATTTTGCCTCTATGATTACACTTTTTAGCACGAACACTAGCAAATGGAACGTGGTAAAAATGTGTTGGTTTCGTTCTTAGTTTATTGTAGACGATTTCGATATAAAATCCACCGAATAAGTAATAGTCTAAAGCTACTTTAGCAAACAACTCATTCCAAGTCTCATTTGGACAAGGTGGTTGTTCCATTACAAAATCTGGTTCAACTACTAATCCATCACCTTTGATTGCTTCAACAATAGCGTTGATACACGTTTCGTGAATAGATGAGTTGTTGTATAAGTCTACTAAGTGATTTGGGAAATCATTGTATTCACCGAACTTAACTACGTCTTTATCGTAGCCTTCACTCCCTCTCTTTCTCGGTGAATCTACCTTATAAGGTATTGATTTGAAAAAATGTTTATCCATTGTATGTTGTATAAGTGCCTAGTTGATTTGGTGATTCATACTCGGTAAATGATGATTCATTTGAACCACTTACCCAAGCACGCATTGTTCTCAAAACAGAACCAGTTGGTAAGAATACACCAGCTGAACTCCATTTTTCTTCATAAGCACCAAATGCTACAGCCACTTCACTCCATACAGCATCCTGAAATGAACCAGAAAATACATTAATATCGTATTGTCCAGTATAAGCAGGGATTTGTGAACCACTAATGGTTCCAATATAGTATTGTCCTTTACGCGTGTCAACAAAATATTCAATGTTCCCATTGGATAAATCGTATGATTGCGAATAAGACAACACTAGTGCGTCTATAGACGCAGTTGTATCCAAATGGATAGCTAATGTTTGTGTGTCGTTGGACTTGTTTAGTTTTAGCATAGTTCTTGATGCTTAGTGTTTGGGGCGGATGGGTATATTTCAACCCATCCTTCCAAACTATATAATAAATCCTCTTTTACGAGGTAATCGGTTTATTATTAACCGATGCTGATTCCTGACAATACTGCCGTTAAATCACTTCCACTAACTTCGCTAGCGGGTTCTGGTTCTTGTCCTACAAAGTTTAGCGTGTAGCCGTTCAAGTCGCCAAATGCTGTTCCTGTAGCACCTGTTCCACCTGTAAGCTGTAAACCATTCTCTTGTCCTAAGTAGAAAAACTTACCTACTCCGTCAGTTGAACCATTGTTGGTTTCAACGATAACTTTTAGGTTAGGGTTTTTCGCTAACACTCTCATTTGATTACGAGTGCTAGATTGTAGTTTGAAGAAAACAGCATTAACTGCTTGTTCGTAGAAAATCGTTCCATTCTCTGGAGTTGAAGTAATGGTTTCTGTGTAATCACTGGTTTGACGGAAAAGTTCGAACTTATAGAAGTCGCCTGAACCAGTAATACCATTGATTAAACCTTCACTTGCGTCAGTAATGGTGTCGATTGAACCAGATAAAATGTAAATGTTCTTAATACCACCGCTATTATCGCGACAGCCTAAAGTAAATCCTGATGAAATATCACAAGTTGACATATTTTTTTCTTTTATCTAGTTAAACAAATAGTTAATGATTACGCTAAGTTTGAAACAACGAACTCAGGGTAAGCAATATTAACACCCAACTTACAAGACAATCTGTGTCTCAAGCTATC